TTGAAATTATTGAAGACTATATGGGGGATGATGCAGAATTTACAGTATATTTTTACGTACAAGGAAACGAATGAAAACTTTACTAGAATTTGATTCACCACAAATATATTGTGATATGGATGGAGTGTTAGCTGATTTTGAGAATGGTATAAAAGATATGATTGGAGGAAAATTCTCCGATGCCAGATGGGATGAATTGCCTGATGATTTTTTCTTACAGTTAGAACCAATGTCTGATGCTAAAAAACTATGGGGGTTTATAGGAAAATATGATCCGTTTATCTTGACTGCAATTCCGAGATCTGAGAGGGGGGCAATTTCTAAACGTGCAGCGGATGATAAATCACGTTGGATGAAGCGATGGTTTGGAGTTAGTGCAGATAAAATGTATCCTGTACAGAGAAAAAATAAAGCAAATTTCGCAATGGATGGTCGAGATCATAGACCAAATTTACTCATTGATGATCATTTAGGTAATATACAAGAATTTAGAAAAGCACGCGGAATAGGAGTCCATCATACAAGTGCCAGTAATACAATTAAACAACTCAAAGAAATAGGTTACAAATGAGGGCTGAATGAACGAATTATTTAATACGTCTGAACTTATAATGATGGGTTTGGTAGTATTTTCATCATTTTTTATATTTTTATTTAATTACAGGACAGACAATAAAGAAAAATATACAAATAAATGGTTGATACTATTGGATCTTTTTATCAATATGGGAATGTCTGTAACAGGTTATATGCTTATAACGGTTGTATTCACCAATGTTCCACAATTAAAAGAATATGAAAGTTACCGCTATCCTATCGGTTATCTTTTTGGATTGACATCTAACGTGAGCATACCGATTGTTCTCAAATGGTTTCAACAACAAATAACCAAAAAACTTAATGAAGCAGGAAAGAAGTGAGGTAATTATGGCTGAACAAAAAAAGAAAGAATATGAAGATAAATTTGTAGAGTTGGAACCAGTAAAAGAAATAGAAATACAAACTAAAGATATAGTAGCTACAAGCAAATTATGGATTTACATAATTATTGGATTATTGGTATATATGATGTTTTTTCTTATTCCTTCTATAGATGAAAAGGTCACATGGATGGAAAAAGATCTCAATTCTGTATTGGTACAATCAGAACGATTCAAGAAATCAACCAGAGTTTTCGCGAAGGATAATCAATGTGCATCCTGTCATTTGAGTCCAGATTATCTTCTCCATAATCTCTTAATGAAATATCCTAGTTTTTCTGACATCAAAGCATTCATGTCGGTTGGCCATCAGAGATATTATACTATGACCGCCCCGATTGCAGATGAGGAATTGTTAGCAATATATCGGACATTACAATGATTATGATAGGTAAAGTTGTTATATCTTTAATTTGGGCATTTTGGATGATGGCAATGTCTTCTGCTGAAGGAAATCCTACTGACAAGTCAGAACCAGTAGTTGTTATAAAAGAAGAATATAATCCTACATATAGTTCAACATTTGATCGAGTGAAGAAAAGAGGATACGTCATATGTGGAACTAATGATGAATTTCCTGGCTTCTCACAAGAAACATGGGGTAATGAAGAAGGTAACAGATGGAAAGGTTTTGATGTTGATATTTGTCGAGCTATAGCAGCTGCATTGTTTGGTGATGCCGATGCAATCGAATTTACTATAGTCAATGGAAAGACACGATTTGAATTTTTGATAGATGGTTCTATAGATGTTCTTTCTGCTACAACCACATTTACTTATACGAGGAATGTTACAAAAAAACTAGAATTTTTACCCACTACTTTTTATGATGGTCAAGGATTCATTGTAAGGAAAACTCTTGGAGTATCCTCTGCAAAACAACTTGAAGGTGCAAAGATATGTTTTAGTTCAACTGGAACTGCCGCAAAAAACATCGCAGACTTCTTTGAATTGCATGGAATAAGTTATATCCCTGTCGCAGTAAAACCTTCAGAAAAGACAAAAAATGTATATAAAAGGGGTGACTGTGATATGTATGGTACTGATAGGTCTGGTCTTGCATCAAACCGATTGAGTTTCGATGACCCTGACCGTCACATGATACTTCCAGAGATTATCTCTAAAGAACCACTAGGGCCAGTTGTTAAGTATGGAGATCAAAAATGGTCAGATGTTATTCGATGGACAATATATGTTCTTTTTATTGCAGAAGAAATGGGTATAAATTCAAAGAACATAGACAGTTTTAAGAATCATATAGACCCATACATCCAAAGATTTATGGGGGAGAAAAATGGAAAAGACTATCCCCATCTTGGAGCTAAACTTGGATTGAGTGCAACTTGGTCTTATGATATAATTAAACAAGTTGGAAATTATAAAGAAATATATGAAAGGAATGTAGGTGAAAATACCCCACTTGGATTACAACGTGGATTAAATCGATTATACAATCATGGAGGATTATTATATGCACCACCTCTTAAATAAGGAAGTATGTCACACGTTACACCGTTTTCCAAGTCAGAAGAAATTCTTGAAGATGGAGAATCAAAAATAAATCATTTTGAGGAAGTACCAGAAAATCGTACTGCTGTAGATAATATTTTACGTGTTAATCATGGCAATCAAATGAGATTGGGGTTGATGGCAGATGCAAAGGCAAATATAATGATTACTGTTGCATCAATTGTGTTTTCAATAACCATTGCTAATTTAGACAATGAAACGATGAAATGGCCACTACTTACATTTGCAATAGGTAGTTTTTTTGCTTTATTATTTGCAATTTTTGCAATTATACCAAACACAGATTATCCGAAATTAAAGGGATCAAAAGAAATAGATAGGGACTCTCCTTTATTTAATCCTCTGTTTTTTGGACATTTTGCACATTTACCGATAGAAGAATATAAAGAAGATTATGCAAAAACTTTGATGACCGATGATAAAGTATATGATGCAATGGCTGGAGATATTTTTGGACAAGGAAAAGTTCTAGCCCTTGGGAAATACAAGTATCTTAAATGGTCTTATATGTGTTTTCTTTGGGGAATGTCTGGTGCAATAATAGTATTTATAGTACAAAATGTTTTATGAATATAAACAAAACAATTAACAGACATTGGAGAGATTGGGCAGCATTAGTATATTTGTTCATCTGTCTGGTTGATTTTTTCATTGCTCCTTTGATGTGGAATATAGGCATGGCTATGGAGAGTGATGAAATAAAACTGAACACAAGTAGATGGATGCCATTAACATTACAGGCTGGAGCAATGTTTCATATATCATTCGGAGCTATACTAGGTGCAACAGCATGGAGAAAAAAAGATGAAGTGGAAATTCATAATCGTAATGGTGGCTCTAGTTCTTAGTGGATGTGCAAAGAACGTAGCAGACAAAAATAATGATTTAGGTAGTGGTGATAAGTTAAATTTACCAGTTGCTTTAACCTCTCTCATTGAACACGCAGAGTATTGTAAATCAATTTACGATCTTGGTGGTGATCAAAAAGATGAAGTTGCGTTTGAGGTAATACAAGATAATGGAATATCAATAATTGTTATTAGGGGTACAGCAAATGAGGCAAATGTACTATCTGATATTGATGTAAGATTAGTGAAAGATGGCCGTTTAGGAATCTATCTCCATAAAGGATTTAGAGATGCTTCTTTAGGCATTATGGAAATTATAGATAGAGATCATACGGTTGAACATACTGTACACGTTACAGGTCATAGTTTAGGTGGAGCCGTTGCACAAATAATAGGAATGTGGCTCCACAAAAGAGGTAAAAATGTTCAAATTTTCTCTTACGGATCACCAAAAATTTCTTCTCAAGTTTTGTCTGGTGGACAACCCACTCATTGGAGGGTGGTTCGCCGTAGTGATCCTATCCCTTTTACTCCTCCTTGGCCTTACCGTCATACAGGACTTTTTATAGATAGTCAGGATTTGGATTGGGGCCCAGACAACGATAATGGATTGATTTCTGAAACGGATGGATTAGATCATGCTATTGCAAAGTATGTAGAAACATTGAAAGAACACCTATAATTTGCAAATGAAAAATGTATTATGTATAAAGTGGGGCAGTAAATTCTCTGCCAGTTATGTCAATAAACTGTATAGTATGGTTGAAAGACATTTAAGTTTATCTCATCGTTTTGTGTGTTTGACAGAAGACACTACTGGATTAAATTCAGAGATTGAAACTAAACCATTATTAAGAAATGACTTAAAACATAGTTACACAAAATTTGAACTATTTGAAAAAAAATTACATGATATAACCGGCCAGATTCTTTTTCTTGATCTGGATGTGGTGATTAACAACTCAATAAATGAGTTGTTTTTATTTGAACCACATGCTAAGTTTGTTGGTATTAAAGATTGGAAAATTGACTGTATAAACGCATCATGTATGAGATTTAATGTAGGTGAACATTCTTATATTATTGATAATTGGTTTGAAGCAGTAAGAACTAAATTTACGATAGAGGATTGTTTTGATTCTGCAATAAACGGAAAGAACGAACTGTATCATGATTTAAATTCTTTTCCACCTGTAGTTTATAGGGGAGATCAAGAATGGACTACGAGACAGTTAAAAGAGCAAAATGTGGATATAATTTATTATCCCTCTGATTGGTTACAAAGTTACACTTACGGATATGATATGAATTCAAAAATCGTAGTTTTTCATGGGACACCTAAACCACATGAAGTAGAGGATACATGGGTAAAGGAGAACTGGAAATGAAAAATATATTAGAAACAAAAAAACTAGAAGGAATGGGGCTTACTTCCCAAAGGTATACCCCTGACGGTCTTTCATGCCGAAAGTATTTATGATAAAAGTAGAATCAATTCTAAAATGGACAATAGAGGGTTCTTTATTAAAAAAGCTCAAGATGGTTAGGGCTCAGATTCTATCCAAAAATTCAGACGCAGTTGCAATATCGGACAGTGATTTACATATAACTCTTGCAGCTGGAACTGGATGGCAAAAACTTAGAAGTAGAATTAAAGCTAAAGATATAGATGAGCCAGAATTTTCAATAGATATAGATCCAACTGTTAAAGTAATAGAAAAAGGTGGTTCTAAGTCTTGGTATGTTAAGTTGAAAAACCAACAGGATTGGAAAGAATATGTAATGGACTCGTTACAGGGTACATACGATTCTGGAAGAGTTTAT